ATGTCTAGCAACCCATTCGTTCTCCTGTGCTACGCGCAGAAGAAAGGCGGTTTGTGGATTGCCGCGTGCCCACAGTTCACCTTAGCGGCACAGGGAGTCGACTTTGATGAAGCCAAAGGCAAACTGGAAGCACAAATCAAGTCGTACATTGTCGAAGCGTTGACAGTGGATCGCGAGCACGCTGCTCAACTTCTTGGCCGCCAGGCCCCCCTGCTGATGCGCCTTCAATATCGTGTTCAAGCCTTCTGGTCGTCGATTCGGCACGGGCGTAGCAAGCGGGTACGATTCTTTGAAGAGCCAGCTCTACAGTACGTCGGCTGCTAAGGATCCAGAATGTTCGCAGGGAGGCACAGGCCGCTCACCTATAGAGAGGTGATAGCGGTGTTGAAGGAGCTAGGATTCTCCTTCCGAAATCAAGAAGGCAGTCACGAGCAATGGGTACGAGAAGGTGATCCTTTCCGCAAAGTTACCGTCGACAAGCCAAAACAGCCGTTTCATGGCGACTTGATCAAATATATGTGCCTCCAAGCAGGCGTATCCAAGAAAAAATTCTACTCCCTTGTGAAATAGCCCGGCTCTGGCCGGGCTTTTTACATTCCCCCAATTGATTTTGCATACGCCTGACACGCCTGTAGCGCGATCAGTCCACGGTCGCCGGTGTCGGTGATGGCGATAATTCGTTGAGCATGCGCTGGGTCAAGTCGGGCGCGTATGGCTGCATGATCCACGCCGCTGGCGCCGGTGGCTTTTGGCACGTCACAGCCACTGGCTGAATCCGCGTCGATGAGGACTGACAGCCGCAGATCAGCAGTGGCAAGGCGATCGCGCAGGCGATCCTGGTCACGTTGGGCATCGCTCAATTTCCTGTAATGGGTTTGCTCACTGGTCGCCAGCTTCTGCTCGAGCGCCAGGCGCTTGTCCTGCTCGGCCTTCTGCGCATCGGCGCCCGCCGTCGCGAGCCGATTCAGCGTCTCGCCATTGAGCTTGGCCTGCTCGGCGAGCTGCCGGCCGTAGCGCCAGTCCTGAAACTGCCAGGCGCTGCCGAAGCCGGCGAGCACCAGCGCCAGCACGCCGACCAACCGCCACGGGGCGGTCACGCCAGCACCTCGAGCGCCTTCTTCCAGAGCGCCAGACGATCCTGCAAGCCGTTCAACCCGCCATTGATACGCCGAGTGATGGTGTTGAACTCGTCCCGATCGGCCAAATCGTTCAGTCCCTTCTGCTTCCAGAACCACGCCGCCGACATCGCGGCATGCTGCGGCAGCTCGAGCAGCTCAGGGTGATTGATCAGGTCCAGGCCCAACGCCTCTCCGCACTTGGCATAGTTCGCCCGCCCGGTGATCTGGACCAGCCCCCGACCGCAATACTTCCGACCATCGCCCAGCACGGTATTGCCCAGGTCTTCACGCCCCTCGTACCCACGCTGGGCAACGGTCGGCCCCCAGATCTCGCGGACGTAGCGCAGCTGGCCAGACTCATGACCGACCTGCGCAATGAACGCGGCCGCGCGCTTCGGCCCGACGATCTGGTAATGCTGCATCGCGGTGTTTAGTGCGGAAACAAAAACGCCCGCTTGAGTGCGGGCGTTCGGCAGGATCTGCAGCAACTGCTGCTGGGTGATCGGCATGGCTTTCTCCAGGCAAAAAAATACCCGCTCGATGGCGGGCTCTGCGACTCAGCTTGCTTTATAGCGCGTTCGACTTCAGGACTTCGATTTCGGCCTTCAGGGTTTTTATCGCGGACACCAAATACGGAATCAGCCCCGTGTAATTGACTCGCCAGATATCCTGCTCATTTTCCGGGTCTGCGGGAGTAACCAGCAATGGCGTGACCTCAAAAAGCTCTTGGGCAATTACACCTACTTCATGGTGCGGATAGTCCTCCGAGTCGAGAAAGTCCCGACGGTCGAACTCGACAGGGCGAATCCGCATGATCCGTTCAAGGCCATCGACAATGTCGACATCGTTCTTTTTCAGCCTCCGGTCAGAACCCTGCGAAACCGCACCCGGCACGTTCAAATTACCCGAGTACGTGTAGTACATCGTCGGGCCGCCGACGGTGTTGTTGATGTTTACGGATCGCCACGTAAACCCGCCATTACCTCCCCCTTGGTTGCATATAAAGTCGGCCGTACCGGAAGCCCCCACGATTCCGGTATTCCACATGAGCCATAACCCTTGGGCATTAGCGTTGTTCGAACCGTTGATTTTCGCCGAATTCAAACCGGTGATATTTATGATGTCGGAATTGTTTCCGGCTGATGCAGCCCCGATATTTGAACGAGCTCCTGCAGCAGTGTTAGCGCCAGTACCACCCTGCCCAATAGAAAGTGCAGTCGTTAGACCCGAAAGCGATGTGATGTCGCTGTTGGTTCCCTTCAATGCACGGCCGGTGATTTGCGCCTGGAGCTTGCCCATCGCCGCCAGAACAGTGTCTGTCGAAGCAATGACCGCCGAGGTTGCAGTGGTCAGGCCGGTCAGCACCGACTGCAGTACTCTGGCCCCGGTGAAATATTTGTTCGTTGCGCCTTCTGGTACCACATCCGAATTCAGCGTTTCCGACCCCGTGCCACCTTTGGCAACCGGCAAAATGTCGTAATTGCCGGTGGTACCGAGCAAGGCCAGCTTTTCGCCGTAGTCGTTGAGAATGGCGCGCACCTGGTCGGATAGATCCTTCTGGTAGCCCTGCACCGGCATGATCGAGTAGAAGCCACCGGTAGCTGTAGGACCTTCGTAGTCAGGCGCGATCGACAACGCGGTGTTGCTGGCGATATTGGTCACCTCGTACCAGCGCCCGTCCGGGCCGCGAAATCCGTCGCCGACACGGCTGTTGGCAATAAATGCCGTGCCTGCGCCGATCACTGCATTGGAATTTTGGGTGACAGAGACCGTTCCCGTCTTGTACCAGGGCATTGTGTATCTCCAGAAATAAAAGGGTCAGGCCAGCAATTTGGCGCAGAGGAATGGGCGATGGCCCTGATTGGTCCAAGCGTTGGAGGCCAGGCTGTACATCAGGATTCGGCCGTTGGCGTAGTCAACGCCGAGTGCGCATGCACCACCCGACGAGTTGTTATGGCAGGTCATGGTGAATGGATTGATGGAAACGTATTCACCGACGCCAAGCGCCTTGGTGATGCCCCAGATGTACCGCTGCCCCACGCTCAGTTGCTCGGCGCCGAGATAAGTCCAGTCACCCGCGGCGAAGGTCACAACCACAGCGGGCGCGCCGCTGTCGTAACAAAGCGTTCCGCTCGCATCCCATAGACGCAGACCGTAAGCGGCCGTACCCATCGAAGCCCATGCTGCGACGAAATACTGGCCGCTCAAGGACTCATTGACCTTCGAGGCGTTCATCGAAAAGCCAGTCCAGTTACCCGGACCACCGGTGAACCACACCGAATACGGCACCTGAATCAATCCGGTCTGATCCGGCCGGATGAAGACCAGTGGCGGGTCTTGGCTGGTCACCGCGCGCGGGAATGTGGCCGTTGCGGCGGCCACCCCTGAATAAGATCCTCGCGTCAGCATGCAAAGCCGCGGCGCCTCCGAGTCGATCTGAACGAAAGCGTTATCATTGATGCTCTGGAATCCGAAGCTCATGTCGCGAACCTTATGGCGTAGGCCTTCGAAACGATCCGCGACTGCAATGTCGAGGCGCTGGATGACGGGTTTTTCGGGAGCACAACCACCTGGCCTACCGCGGTGGTCACGAAAGGGTACGAGCGAATGTTTCCCGACGAGTCGTTCTCCGAAGGCTGCACGTCCTGTGCCCTCGTCGGGATGATCATGAACACACAATTGGCTGGATTGAAGCCGGGGATATTCAGCGTGTAGCTGGGCACGGTCCCGCTGAAATCAATCACGCCTTGCCAGATCACCTGGTAGGTGAAGCTGTTGGTGTCCATAGCGAGCTGACCGCTCTCGTTAAAGACACGCAGTCCAAATAGCGCCATTGATTACCCCAGATAGCCGAGACGAACACGCAGGACGTTGTTGGCGTCGTAGACCGAGACGTTCAGTGAGTTGATCACCAAGCGCCCCTGCCCTGGAACGATGCCGTTAATTTCAAGCGTGCCGTCTTTGTTCAGAATCCAGCCTTGCTGGCCGGCGATGTAGTTCGTGGAGCTGATGTAGCTGCCGATCTTGGCGTTGGTAATCGTTCCATCCTGGATGAACGCCGAGTTCATGAACACCTGTCCACCCTGCACTGCGAACGGCACCGCAATGGCGCCGCCGGCGATGGTGTTGACGATGGCGAAGCGGTCGGCGCTGACCAGGAACTGGCTTTGCAAGCCGGCTGGTCCGTTTTCAATTCCAAGGCCAACGCCGGCCGCGATGTACTGCCCTGTGCCTGAGTTGTATTGCATCTTCACCGACCAGCTCGCAGTGATTTTCCCATTCACGTCATTGACGATCGACGTGTTCTGTTCAATCGCCGTTTGCTGGTTGCCGACCGTTGTGCTCAGCTGAATCAGTTGCTGTGCTGTTGCCTGCTGGTTAGTAACAACAACCTGCTCAAGCTCGGTGATGTTCGCCGCGTTCGCTCCGATTTTGGCGTCGAAGGTTGTCAGGCGTCCCGCCATTGCCTCGTTTTGGGAGGCTCGAACCTTCGATTCGGATGCGAGCGACGCGGTGCTGGTGTGGCTTTTGATCGCGTCTGCGAGATCGCCAGCCCCGTCATCGTCCCGAGAGGAGGCGCGAAGGGCTTCGAACGCTGTGGCTTGAGCGGTGACCACGCCGTCGAGTTCGGAGATCTCCGTGGTGTTGGTCGCTACCTGCAGCGCAAGACCATTCGCCGTTTCCACTGTCTGCCCAACGTCGAGCCAGTAGAGCGGGTTTGGCGGTGGCGTTTTGGTGGGTACCGGGCCGGTGGCTTGATAGATCCGCTTGCCCTGCACCACCAGGTCGTACTCTTCGTAAGTGTCATCAGGGTTGTAGCCCTTGAGCCCGTCGAGCGCGTCGATCTGCTCCTGCAGCCCTGGGATCAGATCTATTTTGTCGACGATGTCCTGCCCGAGCTCGGTCTCTCCGATCTGCCCTTTGATCAGTTCAAGGATAGGACCGGCGTTGGAGCTGGCCTGCCCCATCACGCCAATCCCTTCTGGGTACCACGGACCGACGTTGCCGGTACGATCCACCAGCCGCGCCCAGAAGAAGAACGTGGCGCCCGCCAGCAGGCTTTGCATGCTGTAGTCGCTCTGCGGGTAGGCCAAATCAGCAAGCTTCGTCGCAGCCTCTCGAGACGGCGAGGGGCCATACCAGATCTCGGTGCGCTGGGTGTCTTCTGCGCCAGCGGGGAAACCCCACTTGAGTTCGATCCCGAACAACAAAGATGTCGCAGTCAGGTGCGTGACCGCCGGCGGCAAGCCGGTTTTACCCAGCAGATCCGTCAGCACCGAGTTGGTCGGCACCGACGAGACATTCATGGCGCTGACCGCACGAACTCGCGCCAGATACTGCCCTGAATAGATCCCGCGAACATCGACCATCAGCTCACCGGTACGCGGAACCTTGATCCACTCTCGAGCGCCCCACCGCCATTCGACGTCATAACCCACCGCGCCCGGTGCGGCGTCCCATGCGATGCTCATGCTGGTGACGGCAATGCCCTGCTCAACCACCACGTTCTGGCTGATCAGCACTCGCGCCGGGGCTTCCTGCGTGCCGATCGGAATGCCACTGATTGGTCGGGTGTCGACGACGGCGCCGTTGTCGATGAACGCGAACTTGCTCGGCTCATGCTGGATGACCTCGAGCTGATACTGTTGCCACTCAGGACGCGTAACGTTGCGGACGTAGAACTGCATCACCTTCAGGTCGTCGAAGTCGATCACCCAGCCGCACTCCGGCTCTGGCACTTCGCTGTAATTCGCGGCCACGGTGACGGCCCGGCCGTTGACCGAGCTGATTACCCGCGCTTCGGACTTTCCGCTGGGCAGGTTGAGGTAGAGCCTGGCGCCCGTCGGCATCGTCAGATCGCGATCGAGGGTGATAACGCGTCCGGCCGCAGAAGATACTCGCCCGCCATTCGCCCGCCCCGCCAGCATCGGATCGCCAACGGAAATGATTTGGCCGGGCTTGGGAATGCCGCCATCAAGTCCCACACGAAACGTCGCGCCCCTTGTCTGCAACTGCTCGGTTACCAGCGCCCACTGGCCCGCGCGTTGCGCCTGGCCAAGAGACGTGCACCCGAACGCGTCCACGCTGAGTTCGCGAACGGAGCCGAGCTCACTCATCGCTTCGTTATCGAATACCGGCTCCTTGTCGGTTTCGAAGCCCTGCGCAGGGTTGTCCCAGGACACCATTGCCGTGGTGTGCCGATCGCGCCAGCGGGTGCCGTCGTATTTGATGGCGCCGTTGTTGAGGATCTGCGACGGGCTGTAGCTGAAAACGGGGTCGCCTGGCATATCCGCATTGACGACGATCTGACTGCCGTCCCAGTACGCCATGCCGTGGAAGATCGAAGCCAAATCCTGCAGCACTGCGTAGGCTTCGGCCTGCTTTTGGAAATACAGGTTGCAGGTGAAACGCGGCTCCTGTCCGCCCTTTCCGTCCGGCACCATCTGATCGCAGTATTGAGCGATCCGGTACAGCGACCAGCGGTCTACCATCGTGGCGTCAATGCGTTCGCCGAGCCCGTAATACGGATGCAGTACCAGGTCGTAGAAAACCCAGGCCGGGTTGTTGGTATAGGCCTCTTTGAAAGTCCCGTCCCAGATACCGCCGCTGGTACCGGTGCCGCCGGTGGCGTAGGTACGCGTGACCGGGTCATAGTTCGAAGGCACGCGCACGATGCGGCCGCGCATCAGCACGGCGATCTTTGCGATATCGCCGCCGAACTGTTGGGCGTCGTACTCAATACAGCCGACGGACGTGAGCGGGTATTCCTGATCACTGTCGACCAGCTCGGCGACAGCCTCGATGAACATGCTGTCCTGCACCAGCGAACTGTTGGCTTCCGGAGTGAGCCGGCGCGCCCGCAGCGTCCACTGGTTGCCGTCCGGCAGCTCAATCCGGTGGGAGCGCTCGTACTTGGTGACGTTCTTGCGATCGACAAAGGAGGTCAGCACCGTCACGTAGGGGCCGTTGTCGGTTGAAACATCGATGGCGTAGTCGATCCGCACGCCGTTGATGTTGCCGCTGGCGTCCTGAGATTGAAGCGTCGGCCAGCTCAGGCGCACGCGCGCGGCGTCGATCATGGAGTTGTTGATGCTGTACAGCCAAGGCGTCGACGTGCGCAGCTCTTGGCCGACGGCTATTTCATTGCTGGACTCGGTGACCCCTGCCAAGCGCTCTTGGTGAAGCTCGCCGGAGCGGAACTGCCATTTCACGCCGGGATAGTTGATCGTCCCGTCTTGCGCCTGGATCGGCGTCCCGTCCAGCCGCACGGAGCGCAGGCCGTCGACCGGCCCAACAATCGGTCCCCAGCTCCAGATGTACACCAGCCGGGCGGTGGCCAGCGACGGAACGCTGTTCGACGCAATGCTTGGCTGCTTTGGCTTGGACTGACCGCCCTTTGCCCCGCTGACGGCTCTCCGCTTCTTCGCAACTGCGCTCATGCGCTTCTCCAAAAATGCAAAAACCCGCCGAAGCGGGTTGGTTGTTCCTGATGATTCAGACGTTGTCTTGGGTGTAAATGCCCCCGGACTCTACGGCGCCGCCGATCTCTCGCTCGCCGTACAGCAGCGGATAAGGATTCCCCTGGGCGATCGTGGTCACTGCTGAGCCGAAGCCATAGCTTGGATTGTTGCCGTCTTCGTTCTTGTCGGCGGTGTTGGCTTTGGTAGTCGGTGACAGCATCTGCACTACGCCGCCCAAGCCGACCGCCGCACCGGTGGCGAGCAGCCCCATGCCGAGCGCGGAGGTGGTGCCGCCGGTGAACAAGCCGGCCACGATCAGCGCCACACCCAAGATCGTTTGGAACACTCCGGCCGACTTGCTGCCCTGAATGATCGGCATGATGCGGATAACTTTCGCGCCAGCACCGCGCAAGTCGAGCTCCTCTTCGCCAATGTTTCGTTCGTCGAGGAACACGGCAAACACCAGCCCTCGCTCCTCGGCGGTGCGCAGAAACTTCTCGAACCCCGGCTTCATTTGGCACAGCGCGCTCATCGCGTCCCGGAACCCGAAGAGATCCAGCCGGTACTCGCGGCCGAAGCGCTTGCCCAGAACGCCGCCGAGTTTGATGGTCGTCATGGTCATGGTCGGTAGTCCCTGTGTCGCAAGATCAGTTTTACGCGGTTGGCCATCGACCAGCCGTAAACCTCCCGGCTGGCGGGCCGGCCAGGCATGTGGTGGTAAATGAATGGCCCTGACCCGCCGAGCGCGGGTGCTTGCTCACTGGCAAAGTGCGGGTTGTCACCGAGATAGATGGCAGCGTGATTTGGGTGAAAACACGGTCGCCCGATCGTCGGCACCTGCAGCACCAGCATGTCGCCCCGCCGCGCCTCTTCAACTTCATAAAAGCCGGCGGCCTTGAAGTTGTCCTCGTACAGGCTCGGCCCGTTCTCGTCTTCCCACCAAAGGTCGTGGCGTTCGAAATTCGGAAGCTGCAACCTGCCCTCGCGCGCATACCAGTCGCGGCAGGCGCCCCAGCAGTCGAGCAGTCCGTGGGAGAAATCGCGGCCCAGCAACGGCGCTTCGAAGCCCGACGGCTTGAACCATTCGAACTCGCCGCCCGGCCATCCGACGATGCCCCACGGCAGTTCGTGCAACTCACAGCTGACACGGTCGGCCATGCTCGGCGCCGGCGACTTGTCCGGGTGGCTGTGGATGATGGCCAGCACCTCGCCCAAGTCCTCGGCGGCAGCCTGGTCGCGCTCGTCGATCTGGAAATTCTCCCGATCCGACTTAGCGCGATTGGTGCACGGCACGTACTGGCGACCGGTCGAGGTTTTCACCAGCAGCCCGCAAGCCTCGCCCGGGTAAGCGCGCTCCGCATGGGCGCGGATTTCGTCCTGCAGCTTTTGATTGATGCGCATTGGTTACCTCGAACTTGCAATAAGGCTTGCACCCATGGAGCCGCCGAAGCGACGCGTGTTGCCACGCAGCTTGCAGCTGCTCCACCAACCGCCGCACTGGTCGAGCGCGGGGTTGTCGGTGGGTTCGTTTTTCTTGGTGAACATCGCGGCACCGGTGTAAGCGCAGGCCTCGCCGCGGTAACCACCACGGCATGCCCACCGGCAAAGCTTGGTGATCTGCTGGGACGGCAACATCTGCCCTTCCATGTCGGTAGGACTGGACATCGAGAACGTCAGCGAGTCGAACGTCTCCTCGGTCTTCTGCTCGATGTACCAGATGTTTTTCCGGCTCTGGTTGCTTGCGGTGGGGTTGCCGTCGGGGAAGTTGGCGGCGTCCAGGTAATGGCGGAAGGTTTCGATGACCGTGAACTTCGCGCCCGCGAGGTCGCGGAACTGCAAGCACAGGGCAGTGATCGCGCCGCGCACGCCGCCAAGCTCGTTGGCGATTTGCAACGTCGGCGCCGCGGGCCGCCCGTCCCCACGAATGTCGAATCCTTTCGCTGTGATCTGCAACGGCGAGTAGAGCTGCCCTTGCCAGACAATGTCGCCCTCCTGTGCATGGCCGTGGAACCGCCAGAGGTTGGCGCCCAGGCGTGTAGCGTCGAGCTCGAACAGCCGGATCTGGTTGCCCGGTTCGAGCTTTTGAATATCGGCGTTGTAATTCATGGGGCTCCAGAAACAACAAACCCCGCACTCGGCGGGGTCGGTCATTGCTTTCAGTCAGGGCGTGTAGACCTGCTTGAAGGCGAAAGTGAGAGTGAATAGTCCGGGGCCAACAGCGCGTGGCTTGTATCCGTTGCACCGGTACCGCCCACGGACGCCGCCTGGTGGCGTCCAGAGGAACGACTTGTAGCCTTCATGCCGATCGAGGAAAGCCCAGATCAGCGGCAGCTCCTCCCCCTGTTCTATGGAGCCGGTGTGCGTGAGATTCCAGACCTGGCTTTTCGTGTTGATGCCGATGCCGCCGGCCTGCACGTAACCGTCGCCAAACTCGTTTTCCCAAGTCCGCTGGGAAACGTCGCCATCGGCGCCCACCTCAACATCGTAGATAAATTCCTCGGCCATCAGCCTCGCCTCCAGAGTCGCCCGCCTTGGCGCATCTCCCGATCAAGAAACTGCCCCATCCGAGCCTCAAGCGCAGCACCAATCGAATCGCCCTGCGCCTGTGCTTCCTGATTGCTCATGCCTGGCTGAGCCTGAACGGTCACTGGCGCGTTGAAAATGATGGGCGCCGGCGCCGACGCGGGCGAACCACTACCGGCGCTCGAGCCGGATTGCCCGACCAAAGCGGCCTTCCCGTTGCTCAACGCTTCCAGGGTGCCCACTCCAATACGCGCTGTCGCGTCTGCGTTGAACACGTATTCGCCACGGTGAACCGGGCCGGCGATCTCGTCTCGACGACCGTCACCGGTGTAGCCGCCCTCCATGAAGCCAGCGCCAGCCATTGCGGTCATGCCAACGGCGGAAGCAAGCGGACCCGTTACTGTCAGAGCCGTAGCCATCGCCGCCGGCGCAGCGGCCGGGCCGATGATCGGGATTGCGGCTGTCGCGGCGTAAGCATTCAACCCCGCCTGCAACGACATAGCCGCGGCGTTCGCGCCGAGCGTGCCTGCGGCACTCGCCTGCGTGGTTTTACCGACAAGCATTTGCACGCCCTGGTAAATCAGCCACTGCGCCGCCATGTCACCCAGCGCCTTCAGCATCGACTTCGCGAAGTTGCCGACCATATCCCCCAGCGCATCGCCGGCATCCTCGGCACCGCTCGCCACATCGGCGAGGAAGGTGCCCAGCTCACTGGTGCCAGTGTTCAGCGCGGTCGAGGTCACATCGGCAGCGATCTGCGAGTAGTTCCTGGCCGCGTCCGCGTAGTTCGCCCAGGCCTCGTTGACGCCATTCATCCAGTTCGCTTGCTGCTCATCGGTAGCGGCGTAGAAGTCCTGCTGGTATTGCAATCGCTTGTCGTACTCGGCCTGCAACACTGCCGTTTCATCCCTGTACAGCTGGGGGGTGATTTCCCCACTGTTGCGCTGTTTTACCAGTTCGTTGACATCAGCCGCATACTTTTGGCGCATTGCCAGGTCGGCACGCATCCGATCACGCGCCTTGTCGCCCATTCCAACCCCGGCAAGCTCCTGCTCGTAGCCGTCCTTCGATGTACGAGTTGTCAGCGCCTGCGCATTCTTGAACGCCGTCAGCTTCAGGTCGTCTTCGTTGGCCTTCTTCAGCTTGTTCAGCGCGTCCAGCTCGGCGGCCATTCCCATCAGCCGCTTCTTTTGCGCCTCACTGAGCTTGCCCAGCTTTCCTTCTTGGAGTTCGAACGAAAGCTTCTGAACCTCGGTGGCGTCCTTCTGTTTGTCACCGGTGGTGTTGATCAGCTCGATCTGGCGCTTGTAGCCTTCCTCGGCGGACTCGAACGATTTGAGCTGTTGCTTGGCGGCGGAGGTGCCCTCGGTGGCGTTCTTCCGCGCGGCTTTGGCGGCCGCATCATCGGATGCTTTCTGGGCGTCCTTCGCAGCTGCGGCTGATCGGATGGCAACGACCATTTCTTTTGTGAGCAGACTGTTCTCGGCGATATACCGATTTGCCGCTTCCAAGCTGGTCTTGTCCTGAGCGGACGCAAGTTGCTTAAGCAACTGGTCCAAATACTTCTGCCCGGCTTCGTTTGCGCCAGCCCGGGCCGCAGCATTTTCACGCTCCGCCCGGGTATTGGCGTCCGTCTCACCGGTGAGCTGCGCAATTACCTCACTCAGGCGCTGAACTGTCTTCGCCTTTTCCGTTACCGCGCCGCCGCTATCTGTCAGAGCGTCTGCCATCTCAGCAGTGATGCCAGGAATCACACGCAACTGATCCGCGACAGCCTTCCAGTCAACAATCTGGCCTGCCGCCTGGTCAGCTGAAGCCTTCTTGATTATCTCCATGGCCGACTGAAACTCAGCCGGCAAAGGCGCGATGCCCGCCATGAAGCCGGACGCACCAGCAAGACCGGCGTTTGTCAGATTGCTCTGAAACTCAAATGCGATAGAACCAGACGCGTCGGCCAGTTCCTTCTTGGCCTCCTCTAACTCAGACTTCAGCCCTCGAAGGGCGGTCGATTGTGAGGCACGGTCAAGCTCGTTGAACTTCTCTATGAGCTTATCAATCGGGCTGGAAAGATCTCCGAGCTTCTTTTCGAGAAAGCTGGTGTTGTCGCGCAACGTGAGAAACGCGGTGGCGGCTCCAATCGCCAACGCCGCTATACCCGCTGGCCCGCCAAGGACTCCCATTACACCAAGCGAGGCACGACTGGCGGCAGCTTGAGCCGCGGCCACCGCATTGGTCGCTCGGGTTTCCACCATTCTTGCTTCGGCGAGCTGCAACGACATCTGCGCTTGCACGGCTGTGCCACGCGCGGCTATTGCCTCTTTCTCAGCAAGGAAAACAGAAGTTTGTGCTTTTTGTTGGTCGGCTTGAGCCGCCAGCAAAACAGCGGCTGCTTGGGCCTTACGGGCTACCGCATCAGCAACGGCAGCCTTGGTCGCAGAAATTGAGGCTGCTGCCGATCCAGCGAGTTGACGTAGATAACCCGCCAGAGCACCAACCGCGACAACACCAGCGATGTCCGCGAGAATTTCGAAATTATCCCCAAGCGCGCCGATACCTTTTGCCAGAACACCAGTGCCGTCAGTGGTCTCGTTCAGCCGGCCCACGTATACCGAAAACGCGTTGTTGAGGTTTTGCATTGCATCGCGCACAGCTACGCCCATGCTGTCAGCCAGCAAGCCGTTGGCGTGAGCCGATTTCTGCAATCCCTCGGTTAGTATGTCGAGTGCCAACTTACCCTGAGCACCCAAACTGCGAATTTCTTCTGCTGTTTTCCCCGTCGATTTAGCAATGGTGTCGACCACGGTCGGCATAGCGGCGAGGATTGCCTGCCATCCATCAGCTTCGACCTTGCCGGTCTGAAGTGCTTTCGAGTAAGCATCAATTGCCGAGCTGGCTTTGTCCGCCGATGCGGAGTTCGTTACCAGCAGGAAGCTGAAGCTGTCCATCACGTCCAGAGCTTGGCTGGTGCTGTAACCCATCGATTTCAGGCTATCCGCCGTTCGGATGTAGAGCTCTTGGGCTTCAGCCAACGGCCGATAGGTACGCTTGGCCGTTTCGAGAAGACGATCCTGTACCAAGTTGTATTCATTGACGCTGCCAGTGGCCATGCCGATGCGATCGGACATCTGACTGAATGAGTCGGCAGTCTCAATAATCTTCCCGACGGAGGCAGCACCTACTGCGATCGTCAGGGCGTTCTTGATCACGCCCGCGGCGCTCTGGGCGCTCTCTCCCGCGCGATCAAATGCTGTATCGATACGTCCCAAGCTCTTGTCGATCTTGCCAGCAGACTGACCGACGGTGGAATCCGCCCGAGCCATCTCCTGACGCAGCTGCGCCGTGGTGGCCTCAATGCGAACAAGCATTCCGTGTACGTCGGTATCTGCCATGCTTTTCTCCAGGCAATAAAAAACCCGCCGTGGCGGGTTCTATCAAGTAATGAGTTTGGAATTCATCGCTGATTGGAATTCTTCCTGTTGGCTGCATCGGTGATCTTTCGGATCCGGCGCTCCTCTTTCGCCTGTAGCCTGGCTGGATCGTTCGAGCGCCTTTCCCAAACGTAGACGGCCACCAGAATGATCACGACCGAAGTCAGCGAAAATAGAACTACGTTGCCAGCGGACAACACCATCGCGACAAGTCCAAGGAAAAAGCCCGGAGCCAGCGCTACGGCTATGACTAAGAGCAGCAAGACAATCAGAACTTGCATCAGGTTTGCCTCCATTCAAACCGGTAGCCTATCAAATAAGCTCTTGATACCAAATCATGCCGCCTGACGCCCAGTCAGCGCCTGGCGCAACTTCGCCGCAACGGTCGATGGCTTCGGCTTCTCCTTCTTCCCGGCAGCCTTGCCGCCGAAGGGGTTGGTCATTTGCGTCCATTCGAGTTTGGCGTCCATGGCCAGGAACAGCTCCGGCATGGGCGTGCGCCAGGCCAGATCCGGCGACCAGCCGAGCCAGCCAGTGGCTACCGCATACAGCCGGTCGACGTAGCTGCCATCCTCGACAGCACTTACGCCGCCGCCGGCTTCGGCTTTCCCGGAGCGGTACCGCGCGGGTTGTACAGCGCCACCAGGTAAGCGTTGAGCTGCACAGATACTTCCAGAACGCCAGCCTGCCAGACCTGTTCGGCGACAGCCTCTGCGGCCTTGCCCTTCAAGCCAGCGCCGCCGGCGATGATCACCGCGCACCCGTCGACGCTCAGCGCGTTGATTGCCTGGGACGCGCCGCGCAGACCGCCGAAGTGCGCCTCGATCGCGCGAACGGCCTCAAGCGTGGGTTTCAGTGTGTAGGTCTCACCATCCAGCTCGACTTCAACGGTACCGTAGAGGGTTTTGCTCATGCGTCAGATCCTTGGAAAGCGGGGCCGAAGCCCCTCAGGTTACGGCGCAACGGCCGCCGGGAGGATTTCGAGGATGTCGGAGTTGATGCCGATCGTGACGTTGCGGCGAACCACGTTGTCAGCGGCGCCAGCGGCGACGGTGTTGTTCATGACCTTGCCACGCATGTAGAAGGTGGTCGGCAGCACCGCTGGCGTTGCGTCGGGGTCGCCGTCGTTCAGGGTGATCTTGATGTTGTAATCGCCCTTGCTGCGGTCCTTGTGCGCTACCTTCAGCGCAGCCTGGCCGGCGTCGCCATTGTCGAGGCCTACGGTCAGCGTCATGTCGCCGGCGTCAGCGGTGCCCTTGTACTTGCGTACCCGACCGTCGCGCAGCGAGGTGAAGGTCACCGAGCTGAAGGTGTCGCCGAACTCGCCGAGGTCTTCGATCTCGCCCACTTCGACGTAGGTGTCAGCTTTGTAATCCGTCTCGGTCGCAGCGCCGGACTTGGTGCCCAGCGAGAATCGGCAGCCGGCGGCTGTGTTGAGGTTGTCATCGGCCATGGGTAATCCTCCAAAGGCACATTGGATAAAGCCGCGGTGCGGCCGGTGTTGGGTTTAATGGGTGGTGATGACGCGGACCGTGATCGATCCCTGGTACGTAACGCCGTCGGCGTCACGCTGCGCATCTGCTTGCTCAACCCTGACCGATACTGCCCGGCCAACAGCCAGAGGCAGGCGGCGCTCGTCCAGTGCTGAAACGACCTCGCCGATGATCCGCTTTACCTCGGCCTGGCCATGCGCGTCTGACCAGACCGAAAGGTAGATCAGTCGTTGCTCGCGCTTGCGGCCGGCGATCGGAGAAGTGTTGGTCCAGATCTCGCGGTCGATCGAGACATACGGCATATCAGTGTCCATTGGCGCGCCGTCGTAGACCGGGCATGAAACTTCAGCCTCAAGCCTGGCGAATACCGCTTCTTGCAGAGCAACAGACGGATCACTCATTTCCCGCTCCCATGCTGGCTTTGCGCAGCGTCCTGGCTACCGCGGCACGGATGTTGGCCAGGACGAACTCGCGATTCACGTCCTTGGCGGGTCGCAACCATGGGTGTGCTGGCCGGGCTGGAATGTCCGGGTACTTGCCGTAGAAAGTGGAGCCGTCGGACTTGTTCTTCGTGTCGCGGGCGCGCAGTGCGTTGCGTCGGCCGGACAGCTTGGACTTGTCGCGGTTGTTGGTGTGCTCGCCGCCCACGGCATTACTGTCTGCTCGACGGTATAGCGTGCCGCTGTACCCCTTCGTCCCGTACTCCAAGAAGCGAAGGTAGAAGAAGCGCTGCGTGTCCCGCTTGCCCCGGATGCCGATCTCGGCGTTCAGACCGCTCTTGGAGACGAACACCCTCAATGCAGCAGCAGCGGCGCCGGTGTCCTTCGGGATGAGCTGCCTCATCGTTGCCAGGATCTGGTCGGCGCCTTCCCGCATCACGCCGACCAGTTCGTTATCCATCGTGGCGTGTATGTTGCGCAGCGTTTTGCGCAACTTGAAATCGCCAGACATGCGCGACCGGCGGGCAGCCATGGGTTACTCCTTGGCCTTGGCCGGTTTATCTGCTGGAGCAGCATCAGCCACTGGCTTCACCGCCCCGCGCTGAATGAGCGCGGCGCCGAGCTTGGCGTCGACCACAAACTCTTCGCCTTTTTCCCGATCGCCAGTGGCGCCTGACAAGGCACCCAGTGCAATAACTTTCATAAATTCACCCTCAAGGGTTGGGGACGTTTGAGCAGAGCAGCCTGAGCATGCTGTGCTCGTTGTCGATCAGCGCGGCGCCGATCAGGTAGGTGGTGGTGATTCCTTTCGCCGTGTGCACGATGCGATTTCCTGCGACGGCATCGGCCCTTGGCCGGACGCGGATCTCGGCGGTGACCACAGCCTTCAGCTGCTCGGCCACCGGCGCAATTCGCCCGGTCGGGATGGTTATCTCAGCCCACAGTTTCCCAACTTCAGTCCAGACGACTTTGAATCCGCCGGAACCGTTCGGGGTGCGCACCTCTTTATGGATGGCGCACCGGTGACGCATCGGGCCTGCTCTCATCAGAAACGCTTCCTTGGCCAGAGAAGTCGGTCAACGGCCAGCGGAACAGCCGATGAGATAGTGCCGATCACCACGGCCTCGCGGTTGGCGTACCAGTGCCCAACGAGCAGCAGTACCGCCTGCTCGACGTCAGGGGTGAACGCCATTTGCTCAGGCCCGGTCGGCACCGATTCGACGAGCTCGCGATCACAGTGCATGGCTACGTGCGCCTTTGCGGCCTCGAGGTAACCGGTGATGATCGAGTCCTCGTCGTCGCCGTCCACTCGCAGGTGGAGCTTCACGCGTGCCAGATCGATCATTTAGGTTGCCTTCGCTTTCTTGACCGAGGTCGGCTTCTCTTTTGGAACGCCGTCGGCTTCGACTTCCTCGGCCAAATCCATACTGATCAAAGCCTCGGCGATGTCATCCGTTACCGGGCGCTCCTCGAATTGATCGAAGTGGCCGGCGTGATAGTGCGAGAACTGACGCAGAGCGCGAATCGTCTTCATGCTGTGATCGGGGCAGTTACCTGCCCCGCTCCCGTGGTTATGCTGCAGGGGTGAAAGTGCCTTTGATGATCGCGGTCGGACGATAGTGAGTCACCGCCAAACGCTCTTCGCACAGGATGGTCAGCATGTTCTTCACGAAGTTGTCGCGATCCTGGTTGCTGATCTCGATAGTCGCGTCCATGCGGTCCCAGATTTGCGATGCCAGGTCGAAGCCGCCGACGGTGAATGTGCCTTGTGCCTGAGCCTTGGTTGCCACCACCGGCAGCCCCCACATGACCTTGGCCGCGAAAGCCGCCGGGCCACCGAAGATGTAGCGACCGTCGGCGTCTTTCAACAGCGCGATCGCGTGCCAATCACGCGGGTTCAAAATCAGGCCGGACGCTTCAAACTCGGACTCGCTTGTCTGGAAGATAGCGTGGGCGATCTGGTCTGCGCGGGTGTCACCGGCGGCATTGAGCGCAACGTCGTAGGCGCTGGCCACCTGGTTCAAGCCGATCAGGTTATCGCCGGTACCGTCACCGTTGAGCAGCTGGCCTTCTTCGACCAGGTCCAAGCCGAACAGCAAGCGACCGTTCACGTAGGACTCGAGCATCGGCGCATCGTCCATGATCTGGCGCGAGGCTTGAATCCAGTGGGCGATGGTTTTGACGTTGGCCGTTTCCTTCGTGAAGGTCAGCTGAGATTCCGGCTTGAGGTTTCCCTCGGCCACCGGCGCGGCGCTGTTGGTGAAAACGTTTTCGCGCACGTACTCGATGGCATTGGAGGTGGTTCGGCCCTGCGCCAGCAAGTCACGGATAGTGAGACGACGCAGGCCTGGCATCAGGATGCCGGCGTTTTGCTGCGGCTGAACCAGTGCGCCTGCCGAAGCAGCGCCAGCGCCCAGGGCTTTGCTGAAGCTTTTCACGTCAACCTTGCCGGACGTGGAACCGTTCCAGCCTTTTTTGAGGTCTTCGGCGGCACGTTCGGCAAACGACTTTTTGGTTTCCGGGTTGTCGAGGTTGCCGGTTGCGAGCTTCGATTCGAGATCGAACAAACGAGTGCCGGCAGTTTTCAGTTCGTCTTGGACGGTCTGCAAATCGGTCTGCAGCTTTTTGCTGATCTCGCCGGTGCTGCTGATTTCTTTCTTCTGCGCATCGAACAGTTCGGTCATGTTCTTCTGCGCGTCTTCGATCGCCTTTTGGATTTGGGCCAACTCGGACATGGTTTATTTTCCTACAGATGGGAAGGACTTGATGCGCTGCAAGAGCGCGGTGATTTCGCCACCTTCGGAATCACTCCGAACTGCGGACTTGAACCGGGCGATGAAGCCCAGGGCTTGCGACTTCGATAGCCCAGCCGAATCCCTCAGCCAGTGCTCTACGTCGCGAATCGTGGTGATCGACTCCATGCTTTTCATGGACTCGATGGTCGCCTGCTCATTTGCAGGGAAAGTGCAGATGCTGATCTCCCGCAGAGCCTGCACATTGTTGAAGGCCCGGCCGGTATCGATGATGGTGTAATCGTCCTTCATCACAGTGAAGCCAACCGAAAGGCCTTCAACCGTCTTGTGCTCCATTGCGGCGCGCAAGTCGTTGGATACGGAAAGGCCTGGCGTCAATTCGCCAATAACGATGAGGCCCTTGCTGTCCTCTTCCAGGCTCTGCCACTTGCCGACGGGCATCCCCCACGTCTGGTGATTGAAGAACATTCCTACCTGTCGGCTTTGAGAAGACAGAGCCTTCTTGTAGGCCCCGGGCTTGATGATGTCGCCGTCAGAGTCGATCACATCAAAGACACTGGCGTATCCCTCGAACACCCCAACTTTGCCGTCGGAGGAAAACTTTATTTCGGTCTCGGTAAAGGCCAGAGTCTTTTGAATATTTGACATTGGGTAGCTCCAGAAAAACTAAACCCCGCTAGGTGCGGGGTTCGTTTGGCCAAGTTGGGTAAGCGGCACGTTCTGAGACTGCCGGGTTGCGACATCACCACCAGGCAGTGGTGGCCGGTTATCAATGCGGCGTCCTTCGTTGATCGTTAGAAGCCCCGTGTCCACTTTGGTCTTCATGTAATTGGCCCGCGCAGTCGAGTCACCACTCAACAATCCGTCGCGGTTGTGCTCGGCGTGGATTCGCCCAAGGTCTGCCGGTTTGACAAGCCATCGTAGGATGCACCCCTCCCAGATCTCGAGGTATGCGTCGAGGCTGTACTGGAGGAATCCAAGGTTCTGCTGCTCAATGCCAGAGCCCCAGCTTGTAGACTTTTCAACGTCGCCCACCAGGTGCGGTGGCACGCCGAAGAAACGGGCCAACTCGCTGACCTGGAACTTGCGGGCGGCCATCGTTTCGGCGTCTTGAGGGCTCACGCCGATGGGCTGGGTCGTAAACCCGCCCTCCAAGATCCATAGGCGTTTCTTTACCGGGCCACCGGCGATCTCCTTGAAGTTGGCCTCCGTCTGGTTGCGCTGCTCAGAGGTGAGCAACTTCCCATCGCCCGTCATGAGCAACTGAGGCGATTTCGCGCCATTGGCGTAGAAGTCGCGCTGCTGATCCTCCATCGCTACAGCGACGCTCGCTGTCTTGGCGGCGAAGGCGATCGGCGAGAGGCCGACCAGACCGTTGAAGCCGAAGCCCTTGAGATGGAATATCTCGGCTTGCTTGAAGTCGGCGTACTCGGTATCCCTTCGATACCGGTAAAGGATTCGCTTCCCCTCAAGGCGAACGTCCATGTTCACCGACATCAAAGGCACAAGGCTGATGACATCACCGACGCCGTTGCGCTCGATCAGGGCATACGCGTTGCCGTAATAGCAAAGCTGCATGGTCATCGCGACGCGAAAGTCGAAGGCCGTCATGAAATCGTTTGGTCGGTACTTCAACAGTCTGGCCAGCGGATGGTCCAATCCGACCTTGGTCCGGTCCTCCCCTTTCGTTTCGAACACGTCCAACGGCATGCACGCCGTGACGCTGGAGATAAGCCGAACACAGGCGAAGACTGTAGCAATTTGCAAGGAGCGCTCGTCCGTTACAGCCGAGTCGCCGACCTGGCCTGTGGCGGATACTGGCCCCGTTTGCGATCCCTTGTCTGGAGTCGACAAGCGACCGCCGACAAAGAAGCTCGCCAAGCGCGCCCAGAATGGGCTGCGGGTGCGCAGGTCAATGCTGTAGTCGGTATCTGCCATTACATGCTCATCGGTCGATTGAGGAAGTCATCAAGGTTTTGCGTCAAGGTTCTTTGCTCTGCTGCGCCCACGGCCATAGCCAAGGCAACTGCGCCGTCGATCCGGCCAGTTCGTTTTCGCTTCGAAAAGCATCTGTTTTCCTGAGCGTCGGCCTCCATTACGGCAGACGCGATGTTCCAGGTAAGGCATGGATTCGCCAGCACCTGAATCTGTCCGGTGAGGATCAAGTCCTCCACCAGATCAATTGAGTGAGTCATCCAGAGGTTCGACTCGCGCGCCGGGCGGAAGCCTTGGCCGTGCGGAACCAGCGTCAGCTCTATGCCTTGGGCCTCAAGCTCAATCTCCAGATAGCTCATGTGGAATGGATCGAAGGCGATCGCCTGAATGTCGAACTTCGCGGCGAGCTCGCCCAAGCGCTTGGCGACGAACGCGTAGTTGATCGCCTTCCCTGGCGGCGCGTGAATGTGTCCATCCTCGAGCCAGACGTCATACGGAACGCCATCGATCGCGGCGCGGTCGAGCATCGTGTCCTTGGGCGTCCAGAACTCGGCGATTGATTTACCGTCTTCCGGGAAATACAGATTCAGCGCCGTGAGATCGCGCTTGCCTGAAAGATCGAGCCCCCCATAGCAAACCTTGCCCGCCAGTTTCTCGGGGTCGAAGCTCGCACAGCAGGACAGCCATGTGTCGATGTCCACCCATGGGTTCGCAGCATCCACCCACTGACAAAAGTTCAGGCGGCGGACAGTGCTCGCTTTGGCCGGCATACCCTTCGCATCGGTCACCTGCTCGCGCAGATACTTCGGCTGAAATGTGTGGCCCAGCGATGGGTTGGCCTTGCCCCAGCACTTCTCATCCTTGAACGGATCGTCGCCTTTATCCAGCGAACAGATGAAGGCAAAGAAACCGTCGTTGAAGTGCCGGTGCCGCTTGGTCACACCCTTGGCACCAGCCTCACAGACGTTCACGCCGAGCTGGTGATAGCTGTAGCAAACCGAGTTCCGGTCGTGCCCACTGTTGGTGATCATCAAGATCAAAGCTTGGCGTCGGCCCTTGGTGCCCGCCCGCATGAATTCGACGGTCTTGTTGTTCTTGTGTTCGTGGACCTCGTCGATCAGCGCGCAGTGCGGACGCGGACCAGACTGCCCATCGTCGGAGCTGATCGGGCGAAAGAACGATCCGGTTGCCAAGTAGGCCAAGTTCCAGACCTTTTCATCTCGGCCCGACTTCTTGATTTTTTTCATCAGCGCGGGCGACTGATCAACCATCGCCACCGCATCACGGAACAGGATCATTGCCTGGTCGCGCTTTGTCGCTGCGGCATACACCTCGGCGCGCGGCTCGTTGTCTGAGGTCAGGCAGTAGAGCCCGATGCCTGCTGCCAAGGGCGACTTTCCAGAGCCTTTTCCCGACTCGATGTACACGGTGCGGAATCGCCGGAAGCCGTCGGGAGCCATCCAGCCAAAGATCGAGCCGACGATGAACGCCTGCCAAGGCAGCAAAACGAACGGCAAACCTTCGTGCTCACCGCCGTTGAGCTTCAGCACTGTCTTGAAATAGCGGATAGCCCGGTTGGCTTTTTCGAGATCCCAGGTCAGACCGCGTTTCGGCCCGTCTTCAAGGTCTCGCAAGTGGCGACCACAGGCATTTCGAATATCTGGGCCAGCCAACACCTTGCCGGTGCAAACCTCCTGAGCCCAGGCCGTTACAGGGTCGACCGCATAGGAAACCTTCTTGACCTCAATTGAAGAACTCGTCTTCCGGGTCTTTGCTTGGAGGTTCGCCAATGGCCTGGACCTTGGATCGGGCGGCGGGTGTCATGCCGAAATGGGTAAGGTAAGAGAGCAGCCGGCGGTCGGCGTCAGCCGCCATCGCGACAGCCGGGTGCGCTTTTATCAGCCCGGCATCGGTCGAATAGGTATGGCCCTCTTCGGAAATAACTTTGGTCAAGCGGCGAACCTCGGCGGCGACTTCGCATAGCCGCTCAAGCGTTTGCAGATCGGCTTCAGTGAGCACGCCCATCGACGCGGCGAGCGGGCAGAATATTTTCCAAACCGCCTGGCCCTCGGCCGTCATCGAGGCGGGCGCCGACTGATATGATGCGACCGCGAGCTGAGGCTCCCGCTTGTTTTCCCGACTGGCACGCAAAGTCCCGGTGACCTTTTTCTGGGTCGTCGGGGCGGGGGTTCTTCCCTTCAAAAAAACTCTCCAATTCTGGCTTTTTGCGTAAAGAGGGTCGAGGGCGGTCCTATGTGGGGAAATCCTGAACTTTATCCCTCCCCCCTTGGGGCAGTGACGTGCTGCACCATTCCGAGGCGCTATCGGCAAGATTCATTCTCGTTTCAGCGCTTCGACCGGTTCCAATGATGGTTAGGGTCGATGGGCAATCCGTTCACGTCACAGCCGACCACAACACCTGACTTCTCTTCTCTCTGCTTGGCGCTGTCGTGGCAGAGCTTGCACAGGCTTTGCAGGTTGGTCCCATCGAAGAACAGAGTGACATCGCCACGGTGCGGCTTGACGTGGTCGGCGATGATTGCGGCGACAGTCCTTCCCTGCGATGCGCAGCGACGACACAACGGCTCAGCCTGAAGCTGTGCCCAACGGAGCCTGAACCACTCTTTGGTCTTGTACAGGTGGTGCCACGGTGAGGTATTAGCCACTACCAGCCTCCTGTCATCTTGGCGCCTACCGCTACACCAATGAGGAAAACCAGCCCGGCCCACAATGACCCAGCACTCGGCATCACCGGTGCGTTAGGATTGCGCAGCGGTGGCGGTGGCGGTGGAGGCATCAGCGACCGTCGGCAGGATTCCCACATCAGGCCGCTACCGTAGTACGGCACCGCCTCTGTCTTGATGTGATGACACCCGGCACATTCGAAGGTGTGCCCCATAGTCAGCAACCGTCCGGCTTTGCCTTCTTCACCAGCATGATGTCCGCACCACCTTCCAGCAGCAGGAACTTGCAACCGAATGGTTCAAACGCTGGCTGCAGCTTTTCGGTAAACATCTCGCGCTGAGACACAGTGAGAAGATGGCTTACCTTGACGACAATCAAATCGCCAGGGGCTGGCTGAATAACGTTGGTGCTGAGGTTGAAGCCGAGTTCAAGCGTTTGGTCTTCGATATTCATGGGGATCAATCCTCGCCGCGTGTCGCGACACAATTTGCACTCTCGCGAAACGTGTCGCGACCTATGGTGTTTGCCGTTCGACGGCTTCGTTGACCTTCTCCGCTGCCTTGCTGGCGGTGTCGGCGGCCTGTACCGCTGAGTTCGAGGCTTCCTGCACTTTCACGGCTGCATCCTGCGTCTTCTCGGCCAGGCTGTTGAGGCGAACGTCACGCTTGCCCAGCGCAGCGTCGTAGGCGGCGCGCACCTCGGCGAGCTGCTTGGTCTGCTCACTGCTGGCTGACCACACGCCGGCCTGGTAGCCGAGGATCAGTCCGCCGGCGAGCAACAACGCGGCGATCACCCAGATCTCAGCCCGGCGCCACCAGCGGCGAGCAATGAACTCCATTGCGCATCTGTCCATCAGTTGATGCCTCCCAGCTTGGTACGCAGACTGGCGATTTCTTCGCTCTGCGAGGTTACCGTTGCGGTGAGCTGTGCGACGTGACTGGTGAGGGCTTCAATCTTGCCCTCCATCCGACCTACCGCAGCGGCGAGCTCGTTGCGCTCTTTGGCGAACTGATCGGCACGGGCCTCCGCTTCCTTCCGGGCGGTGCGCTCTGAGTCGAGGAGTTCATTGAGGCGGCGGACGGTGCCGATATCGGCGTTGTCCATGGCCCGGTCTGCAGCATCCTTCGAGAGGAACTTGCGCAGCCAAAGGAAGGCGCCCAGCAATACGGTTCCGGTACCGCCCAGCCAGGTAGCTGTGCCTGGGCCGAGGTCAGTAGGGTCCATCCGATACTCCAGAAACGAAAAACCCCGGCAATCGGCCGGGGTCAGGAATGGTGAGCAACAATAAATGTTTAAACGGTTTCAGCCTTGCTTTTGAGAACGTTTGCAATTTTGTCCATCGAACTGCGGTATGCGATGGGGTCATAACGAATAATACGCTCGCCACCGACAAACTCACTGCTGTGAATAGTAGGATTGCCATCCACTGAACTCAGAGCGAGATCAACTGATACCTCACGAACAATTCCCTGTGAAGCGTCAGGTAGCGCCACGGTGATCGTGAAGGGAATCGAGCGCTCCTTCTTCTCGTAATCCGATGGATCAAAAGCCGAATTAGTGCCTATAGATTTTCTCTGAGTGACTGTCACGTAGTGACACTCGCGGCCTTCCAGAACGTAGGTTGGCGACGGCAGCTCCAAATATTCAACAAACTGCTCACCAAACTTCTCAAGGAGCTTAACAAGGTTGCTCCAGTAGATACGTTCTCGACTTACTGCCGAACTGGAAGCGGCCTGGAGATCGGAAAAATTAGGCATCATGTGATCCTTCTGTGATGGCCAAATAGCATGTCACGAATCCAGGGCACAAAAAAGCCCGACGCAATGGTCGGGCTTTCTCTATTGTGTCGCGCTTGAAAAGCTGAACACGGTGCCATGAAAACAGGTGTTTATCCGCGTGGAAAGACTTTTTTACGCAGCCTCTCTAACTCGTTCCAGCGCGCAGTCAACCCAGGCAACACCGGCCTTGATCACTTCCCGCGCTTTGGCTTCACCGATGCCAGCCGCCCGGGCAATTCGCAGCGCAGGCCACTTGGCTCCGAAGTAAAGCCAGATGAAGTCGCCCATCTGCGTATCTCGATTGATCAGGCGGGCAACCGCGCCGTCGACAATCAGCGCCAGGTCATCGGTCAGGCTGTACTCCTTGACCCCGCCAGTGCACGGAGTGTTGTCTCGAATCAGCGCATACAGCGGCGACACGTAGCTTGGCACGCCCATGCCATCCATGCGCCAAAAGCCCCACTGTTCCAGCAGCCACTCAGTGTCGCCCAGAGCCTTGCCCACATACGTTCGTTTTTTCATGCTGCCTTCCTCGGATTTGGCTCATCCATGCCGAACAGCTCCCGCAGCAGCTTGTCAGCGATCTTGTTTTTTGCGTTGCCTTCGGTGATCCAGCGCCGGGCGAAGTCCTCGAAGCCCAAGTTGGCGCGGGACGCGTGCCAGTCGGCAATGACGTCCATGAACGCCGCCGAGCCGATTCGGCCATTGGTCTTTTCCAGCAGCAGACGATTCCCTTGTTTCAGGAACTGGCACTCGACTGGGGTCAAGCTCTTGCGCGGCAGCGCCGCCGTTACGTTACTCATCGAGATTTTCCTCTGTACTGACTGGCGAACGAGCGGCCCATTTCGACCTCCTCGTTGCTCGGCTCACGGTTGCCGGCGAAGTTGACGAAGCGGGCGTACTGGCCCTGCTGCTGAACGAGACACGAACCGACTGGCGCGTGCCTGCACTTGGGCATGATCAGCTCGGTAACGCCGTTCTGGCCCTCCTCCGAGTCCGCGTCACGATGAACGAGGATGATGCAGTGGGCGTCCGCCTCGATCTGTCCGGAGTCGCGCAGATCCGAGGCGATCGGCTTCTTGCCCGGGCGCTTCGTCGAGTCGCGGTTGAGTTGCGCCAGCAGAATCACCGGCACTTCCAGCTCCTTGGCGATGTTCACGATGCCGGTCGAGATCTTGCCAAGCTCCGAGGTGCGGTTGAACGACTTACCGTCAGAACCGATCAGGCCGATGTAGTCGATCACCACCACATCAAGGCCGTGCGTGCGTTGCACTTGGCGCGCGATGCTGCGGATTCGTGCCACCGTGAGCCCGGACTTGTCGCTGATGAAGAGCGGTTTATCCATGATCTTGCTCACCGCCGAGGTCAGTCGGGGCCAGTCATCGTCCTGCAACTGGCCGTCGTCAAGCTTCCGCAGATCAACCCCGCCGATTGACGCCAGCACACGGTTCCCCAATTCCTCCTCGGGCATTTCCAGGGAGAACACCATGCCTACACCGGCGCCGCTGCACGCAACGTGCTGTGCGATCTGCAGCCCAAGCGTGGTTTTGCCGCTCCCCGGCAGCCCGGCCACGATGGTGACGGTTTTCTTTCGCAAACCGCGGATCAGCTTGTCGAGATCAACCAGCCCAGTCGAAAGACCAGACTCCAGTTGACCATTGAACTTGGAGTCGATCACGTCGATGTTGCGCTGGATTACCTCATCCAACCGTTTGTAATCCGGTTCTCCTGTCTGCAGGTCTCGCAGATCCGCCATTGCCTGCTGTGCGCTGGCGATGATTTCGGCGACAGGCCGATTCTCGGTTGCCAACTCCCGCACCGCGTCGGCAGCGTCCACCAAGCGGCGCAGCACGGCGCGCTCGGTCACAACCTTGGCATAGGCCTTCCAGTTGGCGGTACTGGGTGTGTTGCGCGCCAGCTCGGCGGCGTAGGCCAGTGTTCGGGCGCCGCTTGGGAGATATTCGGCGAAGTCGTGCAGCGTTACCGGGTCGACTGGGCTGCCGGCCGCATGACAGCCAATCATCGTTTGGAACAGCGCAGCATTCTCCGGATCATGAAAGTCCGCCGCCGAGACCTGGCTGGTGATGGCGTCGAACAGCTCGCCATCCAGCAGCATCGCCCCCAGCAGAGCGTGTTCAGCCTCATCGCTGAACAGTTCGCGATATTCACTCATGCGGTGGCCCTCATCGAAGACCAGCTGAAGCCGACGGCCTGACCACCGTTCTGGCGCAGGCGATCGAGCGCGCGGTCGCCGATGAACTGGTCGAGAGCGTTTGCCGGCAGGTTGGACACCACCACAGTGGGCAGGACAAGCTGATACCGGCGATCGATGACTTCGTGGAGCAATCCCAGTTCGTACTCGCTCCCCTTTTGCGCGCCGATTTCGTCGATCGCCAGCAGGTCCAAACTCGCCAGTTCGTTGATCACGTCGCGCTCGGTGTAGTCAGCGCCGCGCACCATCGCGCCCTTGGCGATGCGGATGATCTCTGCGGCCGAGACGATCAAAGCTGCGGCGCTGAACTTCCGGATGACCTGCTGAACGATCCCACTGGCCAGATGCGTTTTCCCGGTGCCGACGTTGCCGGACAGGATCAGCGAGCGGCCGGCGCGGTAGTTCTCTTCGAACTGATCAATGTAGGACTGGCAGGTCGACAAAGCGCGGACCTTTTCCAGCACCGCACCAGTGGTGAAGTTATCCAGCGTGCACTCGGCAAACCGCGGCGTAATGCCCGACCCAATCAGCAGCTCGTTCAGCGTCGTTGCTTTACGGCGGGCCAGCGCCTCGGTGTGAGCTTCGCTGCGTTTGTCGGCGGTGTTCATCGCCTCCCACTGGCACCGACGGCAAGCGCGCACCAGATAGGTGCCGTCGAACTGCTCGACCTCAGCACCATCGACCGTGCCATGCACCGGGCACTGCGCCTCGAAGAAACGAACATCCGGCACGCGGCTGAATTTAGAAATTGGTTTGGCCATGTGGCACCTCCGGATAAGCGTTTGCTTCGTGTTGCGGCAGGTTGGTGAAGGTCGATGTTTTCCCAGTCGCCGGAGCGAGCTCGTCATGCCAGCGCTCGCCGTTGAGCCAGGTCGAGGCCATCGGCACGTACTGCCCGTCGTCCTTCGTCCAATCTCGGGAAAGGCGGTGACTGCCCAATGCGCTCATCAAGGTTTGTCGCAGTTCGGTGCTTGGTTTGAGCTTGTCCCATGCCTTGCGAGCGTTCGTCTTGGCTTTTTTGTTCGGGTACAGCTTCCAGAACACTTCGAAGGCCTCAGCCAATTCCACTCCCGATGTGCACAAGGTTTTAGGTTCTTTGACTGGTTCAGAAGAGTGACTGGTTCTGGTGCTTTCTGGGCCTACACCCCCTGTAGGCTGTGTGCCTACACCTGTGCTTTCTGGGCCTACAGGGGTGCTTTTTTGGCCTACAGCCCAAAGGTTGAGGAAATACAGATTCGTTGAGTTGCCTTTCGGGCCTTCCCGGTTCTCGATACGCAGCAGCCCCTGCGCCTCAAGCTGCTTGATGTGCTTGCGTACCGTGCTCCTGTCGATCTCGCACTGGTCGGCGATGTGCTGATAGGACGGCCAGCACTCGCCTTGATCGCTGGCGTTGTCGGCCAGCTTGACCAGCACCAGCTTGCGCAGCGGGTTTCCGACTTTCGTTTTCATGGCCTTAACCATCAGATCCATGCTCATAGTCAGATCTCCAACTCGGCGCATACGCGGCGAATAAAGGAGTCGTACCCCTCTGCCATCACGAGCCCCTGATCTTCCAGCGCTTGGCGGTAGGCCTTGGCCGATCCATACAGAACCCAGCGATCGCGTTCTGGCAGCCCCCTGAATTGGCTGTAGCTCGGCCACGGCCCGGCGATTACCGACACGGGGCCTTTCTCGGCGGTTGTGGTTTGCGGGAGGCGGTTCATTGCAGCGTCTCCCCTGGCTTGCGGCCGATATGGGCTGCCATGGTTTCCATTGAGCCGCCAGACAGACGCAGGACCAGAAGGCGAAGCACGGTAGTCGCGTTGATGGCCTCCACTGCTACGGTGGCTGAAATCGCCGCGTTGGAAGCTGCAATTGTCGCGTTTGTCCCAAGCCTGATCTGGTCGCTCGAATTGAAAGCAGTGCAGGCCAGAGCGAGGTCGCTATGCTCCGCGAAGAATTCTGGCGGTAATGGTTCGATCAACGATTTTCGGGTCGGGATCATCATGGGCGGAGCCTCCTTCCCAGCCAGCAGATATTTGCTCGCGGATTTCCAGTGATCATCGGAAACCTTTTTGGCATCCGCGCCTGTCCTGCGCTCGAAGAGAACCTTGAGCGCCCAGTAAGCTTCGATCAGGCCCAAGTACACATCGTCCCGCTCTTCGATCTTTCCGCCCTCCTCGACAAACTCGGTGGCGTCTTTCACGCTTTCGAAACATTTCAGCAGCAGTGCCGCATCGGCGAACTTCTCGAAGTACTTCTGATCGATTGTTTCGGACTGCGCGGGCTTGGGAAAATCAATAACTTTGCTCATGCGGAAGTCCTCTGGCGCAGCTTGAACCGGCCTTGCTGAATATCGGGATGGGTGGCTCGCTCGGCCGTGACGAAAGTGCACTCGGCAGCAAACCGGTCGAAGCGACGGGTGATGTCGGCTGTTGGCCAGATCGCGTATGGCTGGGCGCCGTCGTCGGCGTGGGCACTGCGCACCATGGCGAACGGCAGTGGCGCGCCGGGGACATCGCGCATCACGGCGTTGACCACCCACGGCGGGATGCCATGGCGCAAGTTGATGCGCTCGCGGATGGTGGTCATGGATTCGAAGCCGGCCGGGCGCGAGTCGAGGTAGCGAACCTGCTCTACGTTGGCCACGCGCGTCTCGATCCCGGCCACGGCCTGCTCGGTCTGGTCTTGGCGGCGCTCCATGTCCACCAGCAGTTGGGCGTTGGCGAGCAGTTGCTCGGCCGGGCTCAATTTCCGTTGGTAGCCGCCCGTCTTGCGAATGCTCGGCAGCACTTCTCCCACCACCCACTCTTCGAAAGCCTCAGCCGCTGGCATTTGCGAGCGCATCACCAGTCGATAGAGATCACGCTCGGGGATGACCTTGACGTTCCTGACCTGACCCGCCATTTCGGCGGGGTAGGTTTTGGCGGCCTTGCAGTGCGTCCGAACTGCCTTATCGGTATCTACATATTCGAGAAGCTCGGCCACGTCCTTGGCGACAAACCAAGGTTCACCCTGGGCATCGGTGATTACGCGGATCTCAGCGCCACTGAAATTGAAGGGGGTCAGGTTCATTGGGCACCTCCCGCGGAATGCCCGCGCGGGAAGAGGCACTCCTCAACGGCGGTCGCACTGCCATCCGCGTTCGTAGTGACAAAGACTTTTCGCTTGAGGCCTAATGCCTTACTGATGGTCGTCGGAGAAACGCCAAGCAGGCGCGCTGCATCTCGCTGGCGGCCCTTGGCGAATGACTCCAGTGACACTCGGGACGGAACCAAGTGATCAATGAGTGAAGCGGGCGTGCTGTTCGCGAACGCTTTTTCAGTGCGTTCTTCCAGCGTCTTGACCTCGCAGTCGAGCTGGTTATGCCAGTCATCCGCGTTGTACAGGGCCAAGTCCGCTACCTTGGAATATTGCTGGTCATTACGGCGATCGAGCTGATCTCGAAGCACGTAGAGAACCCCGCGCAGCCAGTCAATTTGCTCCATAGCGCAAGCGATCTGAAAAATGGCGTCCTGAGCAATCTGCTTTTGCTCGTTCATGCTGCACCGCCTTGGCCCTGCGCGGCCTCGATTCCGGCGTGCGAGGCATAGACGAGCGCCAGCGCAGCATCAGCCGCCAGATAGACAAGAGTCGCTTCGTGCGTGCACTCCGAGACATTCATGAGCGACCGCAAACCCGCGCAAACCGATTCCAAATAGCTGCTCGCTGCGTCGAGAGAGTCAACTACCGGAACCCCACCAACGGCTGCCAGAACAGCGTGATTGCCGCTCACACAGTGCTCATGCTCGAGCGTAAGGATTGGAGTCTTCATTGTGCGACCTCGCCATCAGCTTCCGCGCCCTTTTGAACTGACCAAACCAGCGCGCTGACCGTCTCGGCGAGGAACCCCAGCGCGGCCATGCCATCGCAATACGCCAGTTCGCCGATGTTCAAGCTGTCGTGCATGTGGCGGCAGATCTGGCCCAAGCCGGAAGAAAGCACCTTCGCGGTTTGGAGTGCATCCTCCGCGTTCGTGCCAGGTGCAACGTTGAGCAATTGAATACCCCGGTTATCGATTGGGGTGTCACAGAAGCCGACAAGGGCCGTGACCAGCTCTTGCGATGCGAGTGGGTTGGTGCTATTTTTTGGGTGCATTGATTCGCCTCCTAAAGACGAAGTAGTACGAAGACCCCCGTGAAGGGTCTGGTTAAGAAGCCCGCCTGCGAAGCGGGCTTTTTTGTGCCTGGCGTTTAGGTTTCCCCATCATCCACGACACAAAATTAATGCAACCCCCTCCCCTGAGAGGGTCGTCACCTACCCGGGACGGGCTGGCGGAATAGTTGTTCGAGCGCGCATATCACATCTCCAAAAATTGCAACTCACACCTACTAGTGCGAAGGCAGAGGGGCCCTATAACGATTAAAATTTTCGCGACCCCCCCGCATGTCGCCCATAAGCACAAAGTTGTCGCATTTTCGGAAAATCCGCGCATGCGCAGAATTTCGTCAGCTCCATATCCAGTTCTAGGAAGTGAGCGTTGCTTTTAATTGAGCAGGTAAAAACGAACCTTTGGAAGTCGCTGAGGAGTCCCTGGCGAGGGACTTCCTTTATCACTGAAAACGTGCAGACCCTGAAGATATCCATCAACCGAGGGCCTCAGGAGGGGCGAGTTCTTTGGCGAGCCGCGAACTGGATGGATTCACAGGTACATCAGCCCCTGACGCGGCAGAGCCTGCGGGTTTATCATTTGCGCATTGGCTGGACGCGCTACGCCGCTTCTGTCCAGGGAAGGGCTTTTCTTCAAGAGCGGACAAGCTGCCGTCATCGGACACGGTCACAAAAATGGACCGCCCTTCACGGATAGCTTTACTCAGAGAGCCCTGACTCATTCCGAGCTTTTCGGCCGTCCCTGCGTGTCGCTTTGCTGCGTATTCAGCAAGAGGAATTCGTTTCACCGAAATGACTCCACAATTTTGGTTCTATTTAAATAGTGCTGGCGGGATTTTTTAAAGTCAATGCTTGCGGCATTTGAATTTCAATGCCGCCGGCCATAGGGTGCTCGGATGAAAAAGAAAGATCTCAGCGATGTTGCTCAGCAGGAGTGCGCCGCGCTTAAAGCCATCTTCATGGCGAAGCGTAAGGACCTTGGCTTGACGCAAGAAAAGGCGGCCGCGGCCCTTGGTATGAACCAAGGATCGTTCAGTCACTATTTGAACGGGCGCAATGCCCTAAACACGCCGTTTGCCGTGCAGGTTTCTCAGTTACTTCAGGTGCCGGTGGAAGCCTTTAGCCCACGAATTGCCAAGCAAATTGCAATGATGACCGCAGCGGTATCGGGTGAAGGGCTTTACGAAAAACACAAAGGGGAAAGGTCAGAGCACGCCAATTTAGAGCTTGCAGTACAACCGTGGCGAGCCCCAAGGAGATATCCATTGATTAGCTGGATAGCAGCGGGAACCAGGGCGGAATCACCAGACACTTTTGCCACAGGGAGCACTGAGGAGTATTTGGCTTCAACCGAAAACGCAGGGAACCACGGTTATTGGTTGGACGTGCGCGGCCCATCAATGACCTCGACGACAGTTCCTAGCTTTCCGGAAGGCACAAAAATATTAGTGCAGCCAGAAGGCTTCGATCTGATAAGCGGTAAGTTCTACGTGGCTCGCCATCGCGACGGTGAAACCACTTTCAAGCAGTACCTGAACGACGCTGGTTGCGGATATCTGATGCCGCTAAATCCGACGTTCAAACCCTTAGAAATTGACGGAGACTGGGAAATCATCGGGCGAGTAATAGACGCAAAAATCCCTGGCCTGTAAAAAATAATCCCGCAAGGATTGACACCGTTAAATCCCGCCAGCACTATAGCCACCAGAAACCAACTTTGGTCATGGGTGGCCCATCATGCAATTCATCAGCAACGGTACTTGGAAAGGAAACCTCGGGCTTGGCCTCGCTGAACGCGAGTTGTCCTGCCTACTTGCCGTTGCTGCTGGGCATACCGACAAAGAAATCGCACAGAAAGACGGCCTCTCCCCTCGTTCAATTAAAGGCCGCATCGAATCCTGCATGCATAAGCTTGGCGTATACAAGCGCCCAGCTCTCGTGGCGGAAGCATTCCGCCGAGGGCTGATCAGCCCGATGATCATCGCCTTGTGCGCAGTTCTTGTTGGCCAGTCGGCCACCAATGACAATTCATTTAATCGAATCCGTCGCCCAGGTGAGCGCCGCATCGAAACCCGCGTGGCTGTGCGCCGCATTGAGGTCGCCCTCTCCGCTTAACCCAATCTGATTTTTCGCGAAAGCCAACAACGCGGCCGGGATTCGCTCGGCCTTGAAAAAGCTTCTCCCAACTCAAGGAGCAGGACCATGTTGATTCTTACCCGCCGATCTGGCGAGACGATCCGTATTGGCAATGACGTCAGCGTCACTGTTTTGGGTATCACTGGCCAGCAAGCGCGCATCGGGATATCCGCGCCGGAGTCGGTCGCAGTACACCGTGAGGAAATTCACCAACGCACTCAGGCAGGCATCCCGAAGGATCAACAGCTGATGCACATCGATGATCGCGTCCGGATGGTCAACGCCGAACCGGCCTTCCTCACGGTCGTGTTCAAGCTGCCGAGTCTGAGCGAAGCGAAAGCCCTGCTCGAACACTTGCCTTTCCGTGAAAAAGCCCTGGGCACCGAAGCAGAAGTATTCGGGTACTCGGCCGGCAATCTGATGGAGAGCACCCCATGCGAGCAATGATCATCGCCGCCCTGCTGCTGATTGCCGGCCAAGCCGGCGCCAGCGAACAAGTCATCAGCGTCCAGCACGACAGCGAACGCGGCGTTACCTGCTGGATTCTGAACAACACGGGCATCAGCTGCTTGCCGGATAGTTCGCTCCCACAGAGCGGCTCTGCCGAGCGTGAGGCAGGCAGGGCGTCTCAGGCCAGTTCAGTGACTGAGAAAGGGCTTTCGGTGGCCACTCCGCTCCCACAGGATGAGAGGTTCAAACTATGAACAGCCCGAACAGTTTCCTGGAACGTGACCGTGAGAGCGTCACAGCGGGAAACGAGTTTGCAAGCCTGGGCGCCCGCCTCGTTCGTTTCGGCCAGGCCCTTCAAGAGCCCAGCACCACAGTCAGCGAGCTGGCCAAGTTAGCTGGCGCCTGCGGGATCTCGCTCAAGCTGCGCGCGGTAGGTGAATCGGGAGATGGTAA